GGAGCCAAAGGGAATGATAAGCACTTGGTTAAGATAACCAAGACGCGTCAGAGTGTAACGGGCTCGGTCATTGTCGATACAATCAACCTCACTTCCTCTGTCGCCCGTGAAGGGTATACTGAGGAGGATTGGCTGGATTTGTACGCTATGCTCAAGTCCTTCCTGACCGAGGTGAACATCACCAAGGTCCATCGCGGCGAAAATTAATGACCGCGTAAACCCTGGTAATAGACATGGGGGCTAGGAGATTGACGTGATTCCACGCCATCAGAATAGCCTAGTGGGCGTGATCAACGCCCTGCTCACTGCTTTAAGGCATGACTTTACTCGCATCCATCCGGCTCACTCCAAGGCTTTGGCCCTAGACTTTGCGTCGTTAACGCGGCGCCTAGAACACGAAGGCCTCTGTTTTGTTACGAGCACTCTACCCGCGCTTGGTAAGGCAGTTCTACAGAGCTTCTTATCAGGTAGACTTGAAGCCCCACAGGGTTTTAAGAAACTACGCGGTACTACTCTCCCGAGATTGCTCTCAGGTTTGTTAGTGCAAGGGTATGAGAATGATGGTACTTTGCGACAGGATTGTGATCCTGTCGTCGTAAAGCATCTGTTACAGGTTACTTTCCTATGCTATAAACTCGAGCTTCCCTTTTCGGAGGCGCAAATCGAGCATAAGCTAGAGGGTTTCTTGAAGGCAGAGGCCGATCTACGGCGACTCGAGCTCCAAGCTGACGACATGATTCTTAGCAAAGCACGGGAAATAGTCCAAGGCATCTTTCGGGAATTCAATCCGAGGGAGATAAGACCTGGACACGGACCCGGTGCGCTGGCTACAGGTGAGAAGAATGAGGAAAAGTGGCGGCTAAGACGAATTTACAGCAATGTAGAGGAGTTTTATCCCTTCCATGAGTACTTTGTTCCATCTCAGGCTTCGCTTCTCCGAAAGGTTAAGTGGTTAAAGTGCCATACAACCGTCGTTGCAAAACGGCTGTTACGCCACGCGCGTAAAGTGTGGTACAGAGACCTTGAGTCTTTATCGCATGGGATATCCAAGATGGTATTCGTGCCTAAGGATTCAAGAGGCCCTAGGATTATCTCGATGGAACCACTTGAGCTCCAATTCATCCAACAAGGATTGAAGGATGCTATGTACAAGTGGATCGAGAGACACCCGCTTACGAAGGGTTTTGTTAACTTCACCGACCAATCCATCAATGGGAGGCTGGCGCTCGTCGGTTCATCCGACGGCTCCTTGGCAACCCTCGACATGAAAGAAGCTTCCGACCGGGTATCTTTATCCCTAGTACGTTGCTTATTCCATGGGACCGATCTTTTATCGGCTCTGGAAGCGGTTCGGTCTTCGCACGTCCTTCTTCCGTCGGATGTGGGGGATTACTCTAATAGGGTTATGGAGTTATACAAGTACGCGCCTATGGGTTCAGCAGTATGCTTCCCAGTGGAGGCCATTTGCTTCTTCGCACTGTCATGTGCTATTATCCTCGCAAAACGAGGGCACATAAATGCGCGGGAGCTGCCTCAGGTATACGTTTACGGTGATGACATCATCGTAGA